GCTCCGCGTCAATACGAGCGAGGCTGGCGTGAGCTACGCCTCTGCGACGCCGGTTGGCACGTTCACGAACGCGCTGGTCTACGTCGGTCGTCGGTCCAACGGGACGGTGCCCTTCAACGGGCGCATCTTCCAGCTTATCGTGCGCGGGGAGGCGACGGATAGCGTGACCGTGACCAACGCCGAGCAGTATGTGGCCCAGAAGACGGGGGTGACGCTGTGACCGACGACCTGATGCCGACCCCAGAGCCCATCCCGGAAGTGACCCCGGAAGTGGTCGAGGTGGTCGAGATTTTCCGCACGATTATCGTCCCCGCCGACGAGCAGGCCGAGGCGCAGGCGATTGCCGCCGAGTATCCGGGGGGCGCGGGGATGTTCACGACCGCCTGCTCCCCCACCGGCGACCTGCCCGCCACGGATTACATCTCCAGCGGGATGCTCTCGGTGGAGATTGTGGACGCGCTGGCCGCTGGGCTGCTGGATGAGGACATCTCCGAGGAGCCGCCGTTCGTGGCGCTGAACCGGTTGGGCCTTAAGCTGGTGACGGAATGAGCCACCTCGTCTGGGCGCTTGTGGCAGTGCTACTGGTCGAGCGGGCGAACCGCTTGCTGGACCGGTGGCTGACCCTGCATTACCCGGTGGCGCAGGTCGAGGAACACGAGGTCGTGGTGCCGACGGACTTGGTGGCGCTGGCGATGCGGGAGTCGGAGGAGTGGGCGCAGGAGGAGGTTCTCAAGGCGGCACGGGAGCGGTATATGAAGATTACGGATGCGGCAATGCCGGAGTCGCAGAAGTGGAACTTGGTGCGCCGCGCACTCGGCGTGGGTGAACTCGCGTGACGATTCCTTTCCTGAACCCCGAGTACGACGACCTGATGAACGAACTCTCCGACGTGGAGTACGACGAGGAGGGGGAGGGTCCCGAGGCACCGGAGCGCGAGGCCAACGGCGTGGAAATCTACGCCACGGGCGACGTGGAGCTTGAGGACCAGAACGGTCAGCGGGCCAATGACGAGGTTCAGCCGAACGATGTCGAGACGGCGACCCGTATCAGCTTGCCCAAGGATATGCAACTTCGGGCGCTCTCGCGGGCGCTCTATGGTGAGGACTTCCCGCTCGCCGAGGACAACGACGGCGACGACCCGGCCCAGTGGGTGTCGTGGGTGCGGGGGCGGTGGAACGAGCGTCGGATGGCAATTGAGACCCATATGCATCTGGTCGAGCGGAACCGGCTGTTCCGGGCAGGCCAGCAGTGGGTGAGCGCGACCGGGCTGGGGCCGTGGCGTGAGCCGGTCCGTCCGACCGAGTCGAGCCGTATCGTCTACAACCTGATTGATAAGGCGCTGGACTCGCGCTTGCAGGTCATCACGGAACAGCGACCGGGCTTCTCGGTGAACCCGATGACGCTGGACCCGGACGACCAGCGAAAGGCCGAGGCGCGGCAGGCCGCGCTGGAGTATGCCTACGAGGCGCAGGGGATGGCGAAGATTCTGGCCGAGGCGTCTTACTGGGCGCAGACGGACGGCGTCTCCGGCTTCCACGTCTACTGGGACCCGGAAGCGGGGCCGTGGGACGAGCGGATGGGCGAGAACGGCGAGAAGCGCCCGCTCGGCGACCTCCGGACGGATGTGGTCCGGGTGGAGCAGGTCCGCGTCTCGGCCAATGCCTCGGCCACCAAGATGCCGTACTATGTCATTATCCGGGAGGTTATCCCGGCGGTTGAGGCCGCGCAGATGTATGGCGCGACCGGGGCCGTGGCGTCTGGGAATGGGTCGGATATTGCGTTGGCGGATGGGGCAGATGCGCTCGGCGATAACTCGTCGCTGTCGCGCTGGGTGATGCAACGCTCGAACCCCGGCGAGGCCGACCGGCTCCGGAATGCCGACGTGGTGGAGCGGTTCACCCTGTACGTCGATAAGCACCCGGACCTCCTGCCGGATGGCTTGCAGGTCGTCATTGTGGGCGAGGCGGTGGTGCTGGGGCCGATGCCCCTGCTCTTCGGCGTCATCCCGTTTGTGCGCGTGACGGACGGCTCGACCGACCCATCGTACTATCCGCGCCCGATTATGGAGCAGTGGATTCCGCATCAGCAGAGAATCAACGCGCTAGCCTCCAAGTGGTACGACTCCATCCGGGTCAACTCGGGTGGTCGCCTGCTGGCCCGGCCGGGCGTGATTGCCCGCGAGACCTTTGTGGGTGGCCTGACCTCGGTGGTCGAGGTGACAGGGGCGGGGTCGATTAACGACGCCGTACAGCCGCTCCCCAACTTCTCGGTGGCGAATGACGTGAAGGAGGCGCTGGCGCTGGAGAAGAAGGCGTTCGAGGATGCCTCGGGCTACAACGATACGAGCCGTGGGCAGTTCTCATCCTCGTCTTCTGGCCGGGCTATTCTCGCGGCGCGTGAGCAGTTGGAGCGCGTCTTTGCCCCGGCGGTGGTGGCGATTGCCAATGCGATGACGGAGTGGGCCAAGGTTACGCTGGCCGGGATGGCGTGGGGCTATGATGTCCCCCGAGACCTCGGGGCAGTGGGCAAGAGCCGTCCGGACTTGGCGCGGGCGCTCAAGTCGGATGACTTTGACGGCACGGCGGATGTGCGCGTGGAGCCGGAGACGCTGATGCCGATGCCCAAGGCGATGCGGCTCTTCCTGCTCGACGAGTTGTTCCAGAAGCAGTTGGTCTCGCCGAGCGACTACAAGCGGCTGATGCCGTTCGCCCTGACGCGGGCCTTGCAGTCGCCGGATGCGGACCAAGAGGCGCGGGCGAACCGGATTGCCGATGCGTTCTTGACCGGCCAGCCGGTCCCGCCGATGCGGTGGCAGGACAACGAGGCTATCCATCAGGACGTGCTGGAGCGCAAGATTCTGTTGCAGGATGATATTGACGAGATGGTGATTCAAGCCGCCGACGCTCGCTGGCGTGAGTTGGCTACGCAGGCGGCACAGAAGCAGGGCCAGATGGCTCCACAGCCTGAGGCTCCGGCAGGACCCCAAGCGATGGGTGGGGAAAGCCCCTTCGCGCCCTCACCGACGGAGATGCCCACGGCGTCCTCGCTCCCCGGCATTGCGGCTCAGCCCGCGATTGCCCAAGGGGCGACGAACACCTTTGAGGCATTTGCTCCGCAGTAACGGACATCAACCAAGGAGTATCGTATGACCGCACCCACGTTTCCCGGTGACGCCCCGCCTGCCCCAGAGGTAGGACCGGAAAACACCGCCGTCTATCTTGACCAACTCGCCGAGGACGCCGCCAAGGCCGCGCTCCCGGTCGATGAGGACTATGAGCAGGCGCGGGACGACAAGGGCCGCTTTACCAAGGTCTCGGACCTCAATAACGAGGAGGAGACGGCGGACGATGAGGCGGCAGGGGAGGAGGCTGTAGCGGCGGAGGCTGAGGGTGAGGGGGCCGATGAGGCGACCCCGACCGACACCCCGGCATCCCCCATCCCGGTGCTGGACCGCGAGCCGATGGTCCAGATGACGGTGAAGGTTGGCGAGACCGAGATTGCGGGTCTCCCGGACCTGACCGTGACCTATATGACGCCGGGCGGCAAGATGCGGACCGACCCCATCGACAAGGTGGCGCGGCTCGCGGCCGATGGCATCTACAGCGAACAGCGCGAACAGCGGTTCCGGCAGATTGAGCAACAGAACGCCGAGGCGCAAGAGATGCTGGAGCAGTACCGCCAGCGGCTCGAAGAGCGCGAGATGTATCTGGAGCAGTTGCTGGCCGATGAGACGCGCTATGTCAACGAGAAGGACGCGTGGGACCGGCAGAACACCCCGGAGATGCGACTGGAGCGGGAGCGCCAACAGTTGGAGATTCAGCGCCAGCAGATGGAGATGTCCCGAATCGCACAGGCGGGGGAACAATACTTCACCAACACCCTGACCCCGGCCTTGGAGTCCATCGCGGATGCGGTGCCGACGATTGAGCCGGAGGAGTTGGTGGCGAAGGTGAGCCTGTATGTCCGGTCACTGGAGGGTCGCCGGGGGTACCTCACCCCTGACCAGTACCAGCAGGTGAGTCAGTACCTCGTGGATGAGGTCGCGCCGTGGGCCAAGGCGTTGCACGAGCGGCGGTCCGAGAAGTGGACCCCGAAGGAGGACGCGGTTGCCAAGGCCAAGGAAGCGGAAGCGGCGAAAGCCGCCGCTGAAAAGGCGACCGTGCAGAGTCAGAAGGCCAAGGCGCAGGTCGCCAAGGCCGCCAAGCCTGTGGGACAGCGGACCGCAATGGCTCCCAAGTCCCGACCCGCACCGAGCAGTATCGATGACCTGATGGACGATGCCGTGCAGAACGCCATCGATTCTGTGCTGGGTGCATAACCCCTTTTAAGAGAGACAACAAGCAATGCCTGCTCCTACTGTGATTTCGGATGCGGAACTTCAGGGTCTCCTGAAGAATGTGTATGCTAATTTCCGCGAGAAGGTTCAGAACACCGTGACCCCGCTTGTCGCCCAGCTTTCCAAGGCGCGTGAGGGTGGCCCCAAGAACATCCGCTGGGGTGGTAACGGCGTGTATTGGGACGTGGTCGTCGGCCGTCCGGCTGGTGGCAACTTCTCGACCGCTGGCTGGTTTGGTCAGGACACCACGGCCCGCGAAGTGCAGGCCAACACGGGTGTCGTGCGTGGCTACGTCCGCCGTCAGGTGGACGGCCTTGCCCTCATCGGCACCAAGTCGAAGGAGGCCGCGTTCCAGACCCTCGCTCGCAAGACGATGGAGGAGCTTCGTGAGGCCTCGGCCCTGATGATGCAGGGCTCGTTCCACGGCGCTGGCAACGGCATTCTGGCGACGGTTGTCGCTGGCGTGACCTCGGCCACCCAGACCATCACCGCGCCGTATGGCGTGGCCGCGTCTGGCCCGGCGACGCTCCTTCTCTCGGTGGGTGACTATGTCGCCATCACCGACAGCACGGGCGCGACGGTCCGTGGCCGTGGCTCGGTCTCGGCCATCAACTCGTTCCCGTCCTCGACGCAGGCCATCATCACGCTGTCCGGGTCGATTGCTTCGACCACGAACGACGTGATTGTCAAGGCGTCGGCGTCGGATACCTCGTTCAATGCGGCCACCAACGGCCTCATCAACATCACCAACCGTGGCAACAGCTACAAGCTCCTCCACGGCATCACCTCGACGACCTACGGCATCTGGGACGCCATCCGTCTGACGGCTGGCACGGACACGCCGGACGCGAACCAGCCGACCGAGTCGGACATCTGGGACCTTATCCAGAAGGTGTCTGGTATCTCCGGCAAGGACGCGATGCTCCGTCCGCAGGAGTTTATGCTGATGACCACGCCGGGCGTGGGCAAGAAGCTGATGGAGTCGTTCGTCGGCCAGCGCCGCTTCGACGCCAAGGACACCGCCCGCGTTATCAAGGGCGGCTACAAGGCGGTTGAGGTTTGCGGCCTGCCGCTCGTGATGGACTACTACGTCCCCGCCGGGACCATCTACCTCATCCACATCCCGTCCCTTGCGCTCGTTGATGCGAAGGATTGGGGCTTCGTGGAGTACGAGGGTGCTGGCCCGGTCCGGTGGCTCGACGGCCGCGATGCCTTCGAGATGACCTACGGGTACTATGGCAACCTTGCGGCGCTCCAGCGCAATAGCCACGGGTCCATCGTGGGGTACACCGACACCGTCTTCTACAGCCACGCGGCTGTCCAGACGGCGTAATGACGTTCAGCGCGGGGGGTGGGATGGTCCCACCCTCCGCCTGAGCGGGACCCTCACTCGGATTTTGATATGTCTCTTAATTTCTTTGGACCCAAGCCCGGTCGGTTCGGCGTTATGCCGGCCTATGTCCGGTCTGGGCAGATTGGTGGGACGAACTTCCTTGGCGGCACGTCGCCGCTGACGGCCAACACCACGACGATTTTCCGTCTGGGTGGGCTGGCTGGTCGGTCGTCGATGTTCTCTCGTCTTGGCGCGACGGCGGTGACGGTTCCGGTGGATGCGGATGGGACGATTCTGGCGTACGTCTACAAGTTCCGGGCGTCGGATAACACCGCCGTGCAGATGTCGGCGGCGCTGGACCTTGAGGCGCTCGTGACTCGTGAGGAGACCTTTGCGAATGCGCTTGGCATTGCGGATGCGGACCTGACGCTCACCGCAGGCGATGCGATTGAGATTCACGTTGTCAGCAACTCGGCCGCGATTGACACTCAGCCCGCCGGGCTGGTGTTTGTTGCGGAGATGCTGGTCGAGAACTAATGACGCTTTCCGTCCTCGTGAATCTACGGGGCAACCCCGAACCGCCGGGCGATGTCGTCCGGCGGCTTCGGGCCGTAGACCCCAAGCTGACCCTTCGATGGGGACCGTGGGGCGCGTGGCAGTTGATTCGGGAATGGCGGTCTGGGGACCGGCGCTGGGAGCGGGTGCAGACGGAGCAGTACGACCCGGCGAATGCCTTTGATGTCATCGGACATATCCCCAACGACTGCAATGTGGAGCAGGTTCCGGCCTATGTGGAGCGGTTGCTTCGGGAGTGGGGCAATGCCGACGAGGCCAAGCGGATGCTGGATGCGATGGACCACTATCACACGGGGTCCGCGACAGAGCAGGTGCAGGAGGCGGTGGAGGAGGCGATTGAGGCCACGGTGGCCGAGGTCTCTGCCCCGCTCGTCAAGAAGGGCCGTCGGAAGCGCGTCACCCTTTCGGAGTAACTTATGGCGTGGACCAAGGCGACGTATCTACAGCGGACGAGAGAGTGGATGGATGCGGTGGGGTCCGACCGCTGGAGTGATGCCTTCCTCTATTCCCTGCTCGGCAAGGCGTACCGGGATGAGTCGCAGGGCATCCTGAA